GTCTTTACGCCTACAATCTCCTGAACTTCTTTGACTGTTAATTTCATAATGCACTATGAATTTGAATGGTTGTTATTTCTTTGTGGCAGCTGACAGTGATGCCCAGAACGAGGGCGAGGGTATCGGCTCTTCAGCGGACTTCTTCTTAGTGTCGTCCTTCTTGCCGGGCTTCTTCTCTTCATCCTCAGGCTTGGCACCTTCGGTCGGCTTTTCGGTTGATGGTTTCGTGCCTTCCTCGTCCTCCGGCTTCTTTTCCTTGGTCTCGGTAGGATCGGCAGGGATAAGAAGGCTGTTGGAACGATAGACACGGCTCCAGCAATAGGGACAGCGGACGTATGCAAAGGCCTCCACGATGCTCTTTGTGGAGATTTCTTTCTTTGCCGTCGAAAGGCCGTCAATAATTGCGGAAACTTCGTTTTGGATTTCGGGGCGGTAGCGTTCTATCTGTCGGCGTGCCTCATTGCGTCCAATGGACATTACGAGTTCTCCGGCCGCTTCCTGAACTTCTTGCGAGAACGTATGCTCCGGCTCGTTGTCATAGTCGAACTGATGACCGCAACACGGACAGGTAACTATCATGCCGCCACCCAGGGATTTGAGTAACAGATTCAGTTCCATATCGTAGTTTTTAAGTCGCTCGTCTGAATATCCGCGCTGCTTGAAAGCCATGCGGAGCAGTTCGACGGCATCCCGAATCTGGTCCTCGGATGCGCTCTTCAATCCAACGAGGAACGTCTGAGGATTGGCACCCCAGCCCGTCAGCGTGGAATATTCGAGCATCTTCCATCTTACGACCTTACGGCGGTCCTCCTCATCACGGGCAAGAGCCTTGACACCGATAGAGTGTTCAAGTGTGCGGCCTGCCTCATGGAAGAGCTTGTAGTCCTCAAACACATCACGGCAGATCTGCTTGTTGAGGTTCATCTGTCCGGTCATGATGAGGTTTCCGTCCTTCTCTTCACCTGACAGAGGCACGCCAAGCAGCTGGCGCGTGTCGTGGTTGAGGTACCATCGCATTTTGCTTATGTCATCGCGGAGGGTGTCCACGAATGACCCCGGCATCGAGATGTCGTGCTGAGCGTCCTCGATGCCTATACCGTTCACCGCTACGGTGACGATACCCTTTTCAGTGACATCCAGTGCTTTTGTTTCGTACTGGAGATTAATCATCTGTTCTTTCATTTCTTTCTCCTTTCGAGGGTTTTGGTTTATTATTGAATTGATTGTTGTCGTCTTGATTGTCTTCGGGCTTGCCACCGGCACCGGACTGACCCGTGTTAATCTGTATGGGAGCGGTCTGTGCCTTGATGACGCTGTCAACAATGGCTATCTCTTCCGGTGTCATCTCAAACTTGACCTTATTGAAAATCTCACCGTCAAGTGCGTCCTCATGGATTTGAGCACGCCAGTCGTTGATGGATATGAGGCCGTTGTTGAACTGAGTGAGGCATCGCTCATTGACGAGCTTCTTGACCTCCTCCTGCTCTTTGAGGCCGATTTGCAGACAGGCCACATCAGAGAAATCACAATCGAGATACAGACCTTTCTGGTCAAGGCCGAGGAACGTTGTCAGAGCCTCGCAGAAGCGCTTTGCCGCCGGTATGATTACCGAGGTATAGACGCTCTTCTCGGCGGTGTCCTGGTTGCTGAATGTGGATTGGTCTTTACGAGGTACCAATACAGCAGGAATGCCAAAGACGGACGCTATCTTGATTGCATCTTCAAGGGTCTCGTCAAAGGGCTGGAGTTCGGTAATGGAGAGGTTCGTTCTTACGAAGTTGATAGGGATATCCGTTACTCCGTATGGAGATTTGCCCTCTCCGACACCATAGTTGGCGTTGATGGTATCTCTCAGTTCTTTCTTCTCGCCCGGTTCAAGTGCCACGGTACCCGTCGGGTCTTCCTTCTGAGCCACGATGAAGCCGAGTGCGCCACGTTTCAGATAAATCACATTACGCGCCTCATAGACTGCGAGAAGGTTTGCAATCGGCTTCTTCACGGCTAACAGACGGCTCTGAGCCTTCATGTAGCCAATGCCTCTGATGAGTTCGGGAATACCGTCGCGATCATGCCATATCTGATAGTATGGGATAGTGAGGCCGGAGTATGCGCCGAGGTCGAGAGTATAGCCCTTGATGAGTTCGTCTATCTTGGCGATACCGAACATCGGCACGCCATAGCTGTACTCCATCGGCTCTACCTTGACGAGATGGGCCGGCAGGCTCCAGTAGTTTGAACACCATTGGAACTTGACGGCATCGGCCGTGATGGTCTCGCCCATAGCGGCTCTGAAAAAGGCGTTGCCGGTGGCGAGTTTATACACGAAATGCTGATACACAATCTCGCGCCATGTCATTATGGGGTTAGGCTGTTTGAGAATGGCATCGGCTCCGAGACGGTTGCACCATACGATGCTGTCATCTTTCGTCCTCTTCAGGTCAAAATGAGCCTCGGATATACGCTTGGCAATGAAATCAATCGGCCAGAACACCTCAGGAATTGTCTTGAACATCTCAATAAAATTGTTGCCGACAACCGAGGGCTGTATGAGCGCGTCGAGCTTGGCAAGAATCTGATGATACCTCCATGCGTCAGTGACATTAGTGTCCGAGTTAGCCTGACTGACGGTCTGGGGAGTTTCCTCACGAGGAGTTTCTTCCCGGACTGTCAGAGCCTCGGTCTTTTCCTTGGTGCCAAATATGCCTTGTAGGAATTTCATGCGGTTTCTTTTGGCGCAAAGAAAAGGAGTAATAACACAAGTTGAGCCAAATGCCGAAAAAACTGAAATTTGCGACTTGTCAAAAATCAGCCTTAATCATTTGTGTCTTCGGTAGTTACAGCTACATTGCCGGAAAAACCGAACTTTACAACGAACTGAATGAAGCCACTCAGAACCGCGCTCGCCTCCTTACAATCGCTGTCTTTGTTGTAGTCAAGAAGATTGGCCATGAACGTGGAATATACAACATCGTCATTCAGCCTCTCCTCGTTGAACAAGAGATGGTTTTTCACGAAATCGGATGTGGCGGCAATACGTCTGTCTATGTCCGGCACCTCTTGCATCGCTCTGACTCCGGGCAGCTCTTTGCGCAGATCCTTGACAAATCGGTAATAGGCCGGAGCACACTCTATGATTGTCTGAGGGCTGGCAGTGTCTATAAGGATTTGCTTGATTTCATCTGTCGAGGCCGTCTCTGTCAGCTGCACATCAAGGATATGCCATTTTTCGCCGCACAGCTTGCCATGCACCAGGGCAAACTTGCCGTTGACGTTCGGCATCGCATAGGCAATCTCCCGACTATATGCGCACTTGGTATCAGGATTGAAGAAATGAATGGCTCCGTCTTTGGCATAAAGGTTGCGCTTGCGGCGGTTCGAGAACAGAAGGAACTCCTCTCGGAGCATATCAACGACAACGTAGCGGAACGTATCGGAGATATGGCCGTGTTCCTCGTATGTCTGCATAGTGATTTTATTCTTGACCTTGGTTTTGAGTATGCCGCCGTTCACATCTTTCTGGACGCTCATGTAGTCCTCTGTCGAGACCTTGCAGTTCTCATCAATCGTTATCTGGAGTCCGGGCAGTACGGCATCAAATATCGCATTGATGAACTCACCCGACATCGGTACGCTTGGATTCTTGTTGCTGACCTTGTCAACCACCTCAATACCCTCCTTCTGCAAGGTATCAATGAACAGGTCGTGGAATGAACGCTTCTCGTCATCAATGTTGTTGGCGGCTCTCGTTGAGGCATCACCGTGGAGAATAACTTTATCAACCCCCATCTCATGCAGACGCTTGGCAACGAGCTTGGCTGCTTTCCTGACGGTATTGTTCGGGCTGTCGGCGCACGTCTCGCCAATCTGCCGGATGTGCTTCTTGTCCCCCTCTAACGCAATCTGCCAATAGGTGATAGAGATATAAGGCAACACGTTTGAGTCAACACTAAGATGCACCGGCAATGTCGGGTCATACTCGCATACTCCCGTATGCACACCACGATTGAATGATGAGAAGAACTCTGAGCCGGTGCGTATGACACCCCACTCTCCGAGGGCATAGACGTTGTAATAGTCAGGGTCGTTTAGCCGGTCGCGCTCGAAATCGGCCACACACTGTTCGTCATAGAAACCATAGGTGCCGTCGGGAGAGCCGACAACCCAAAAGTTATTGAGGTAGGTGGTCTGAATGACAACAGTGTCCGATGGGTGTTCCTCTATCTCTTTGGTGCGAGGGTTGAGGATTGATTTCGGCTCGTTCATCCGTATTGATTTCACGTCAGTGAGTTGAGGTGGCAGCTCTCTCCCTGCTATCTCAACTGTCTTTGGGATGTCGTGCCACTTCTCTTTGTCGAATATTTGGGTCTTAATCCAATGCGTTTCCTTGATTGGGTTGAATGTTGTAATAATCTGCTGTCCTTCCATACCGCGCAGACGCTTGCGGATCTGCTTGTAGTCCTCCTCTTCAAATTCGCTTTCCTCGTCCAGAACAACGCGCTTGAAACTTGACAGACCTTTTATCTTCTCCGAGTCATCAAGACCCTTGAACACAATACGCGCCCCGTTGCTGAGGCACGTTATTGTCTTTACTCCATCGGAGAACCTGAACAAATTCGTTATTCCAAGCTGATCAGCGGCTGTCTTGAAGTCCTGATATATGGAGTCTCGGATTGAGGCTCCGACCTTACGCATGACGAGCGTGTTGCTCCCTTCCCATAGTGTGAATATGAGAATAATCTGCGCCACGCTATATGACTTGCCGGACGATGATCCTCCGAACAAGATTATAAAGCGGATGGTCAGGTCTTGCAGGAACCTCAGTAGGTAGAATCCAACCGGGTTGAGTTTCTTGAAATTTATTTCCATTGATTTTGACAGTTTGAAAGGAGATTTAGCCGTTTCGCTTACGCAGTTTTGTATTTCCTCGGGGATTTTTCAACCCTCACCGACAAAGTGAAATGATTTTGCCCTGATTTGCTTTCAATCCGTTCACTCGTCATCGTCATCAAATCCGATACGGAGTTCTCCTGCCACGTTGCTCTGCGAGGTCACATTGATGTCCTTGGCGGCGGCAAATCCCAGTACGTCGATAAGACGTTTCTTGGCTGCATCCTTATCTACCTCAGGGATGATGTTCTTGCCGACCCTCACGAACTTCAACAGCTTGCGTGTCTTCTTGGGTATCTCATGCAGGTAGCGCATACGCCAGCGGCCACTCTTGCTGTCGATAGTCCACAAGTCAAGAGGGTCTAAGTCAAGGATGCTCACATCGTCGCTGATGATGCGCTCACGGCTTATCGACGCGAGGCGAGCCTGCTCTTCTCGAAGTTGCTCTATCCTTACCTTTATCTTATCCTCGGCAGCCAAAGCGCTTGCCTTGCTGTAATGCCAAGGTTCATTCACGTCACTCTTGCAGTTGTAGGCCTTGCGATAGGCGGCCACAAGTATGCCTTTGGTATCGTTGCCATACGCATCGACTACATACTGACAGAACAGTTCCTGCTGAGGCGTGAGGCCATGTTTGTTCTTTACTCTTGCCATAGATGATAATGATGTTATGCTATTGTTGATGATGTTGTCGTAATAATTGATTCAGATGATGAACAGATGCCATTGAGGTTGTAGCCATCATTTGGATTTCTCCCGCTCCCTTAAAAATTTTGGCAAATGCGTAAAATTCTACCCGCATTGCCGCTTTTTATGGCGATATGAGCCGTTTTCGCGCTCAGATGAGGTGGGGATTGTCGCAAAATCATCGCCGGGAGAATGGATTTATCGGTTACTGATGCCTATGAGGTTGAGAACCATGTCACGGTCTCCGAGCTGCGCGTTGGTCGCTACCATCGTGGAACCGGTGGTGATGATGTCATCATATACTATCACCCGCCGCTCGGCGATGGGCCGCAACAACATAAAGTCAGGGTGCAGTCGGTCATGGTTGATGCACTGCAAGGCATCGCCATAGAACGGAATGCCGAGAGTGTCGGAGATTTTGCGGCATACCTCGGTGGCGAAATGGAAGCCATCGGCGTGCCGGCGCCTCGGAGTAGTGATGATGCACCAGTCTGCCGTATTGCCGACAAATGCTGAGATGAATTTGCACGCAACATCAGCGAACATCGCGGCATGATCTGCCGAGGATTTAATCTCCCGGAACGTCAAGCCCTCCTTGCTCCGCTTGAATTGGGAAATGTAGTAGAGCGAGCCGATACGGTGCAATGCCTCCCTGGGCGAGAGGTCGCAACGAGGGACGTTGTCGCTTAGGAGTTTCGGCCCCTTGGCGACAGCGTCCCAATCATCCATGCGTATTATCTTACTTCTCCGTCTCATGCTCAAGACAGCGCCGGATGCCCTCGGCTACCGACACATATTGCAAAGGTATAGTAGGAATGCTCTCATCGACCGTTTGCGCCTTGCGGTCAAAATCGCGTTTGTGCCTATCAATCACGATTTCAAGAGGTTTGTACTTCTCCACCTCTAACGCGAAATCATAGACGGAGGTCTCTTCGGGATTGGCCACGTTCAGCAGCTTCTCTCCGCTTCCGTAGGCATAGATGAAGCCCTCGACGGCATCGGAGATGAATGTGAAGTGGCGCACGTTGCGTCCGGCATTTACGAGCTTGACAGGATTGTCGTTGAGAATATGCCAAAGAAGAGTACCCTGACGAGGGTCAGGCCCGTAGATGTTGTGCAGACGCACTCCCGTGGCGCCGGGATGGTAGCAGGCGGCATACTGTTCGTCAAACCGCTTGCTGATGCCGTAGAGTGATGTGGTGTTGCAGCCGTTGGCCGTGGAGGATGACGCATATACCAGGCGCACGTTATAGCGGCGGCAGGCATCGCACACCACCATGAAGGCATCGATGTTGTCGGCCATGACGGCTTCCTTGTCGGTGTTGAACACGGAGGTCTGGGCGGCCAGATGATACACACAGTCGATGTCCGAGAGGTCGGCAGTCCTGAAGAAGTCGGCAACCTCGATTCCGGCGCGTCGGTCGATGACGGCCACCTGCACGCCTCTCTTTTTAAGAGCAGCGGTGAGAGCCTTGCCGATAAAGCCCTCACCGCCGGTTACAATCATTTTCATGTCTTATTAGTTGTTTGTTGGTTTTATTATTAGTTTGTCTAAATCCATCATGTAGAAGCACGACTCATAGATTATGCTCTTGGTGTAGATCTGCGCGGCGGCGTGCTCCAGCATACAGCCGTTGGAGTCGTGGAAGCCGTGGCCGAACACGATGCCATCGATGTTGTTGTCCAGAATAGCCTCAATGTCGCGGCCCATGTAGTGGCCGTAGGTCTTGCCCGGCTCCGAGCAGACGTCAAACGGTGTGATACACTCGTGGCCATGTGGCGTGAGCGCGGCCTTGATGCACTCGGCATGATATTTGGCCTCATGGAGCGGCCTGCCGCTGATTGGTATTGATATGTAGAGTTTCATGATTAAAAAGGATGTAAGTCAATCTTATTCGCCTGATTGGGTGTTGTATAATTGATTGAGATTTTGTAATTTTGCATATCTCAATTTTTACAATAAGGCTTCACTTCGGTGATGCACGAATACCAAGCCAGTAGCCCCAGGGCGCGAAAATGTCTTAGTCTGGGGGGATGCAGTGGCACAAGGCGAGAGGGCATTCTACTCGCCTTATTTTTTTGTATGGTTCCATTCATACACATTGCCTGATTTGTCTATTACCAGGATGGCCTTGAAACGGTGCGTATTATTCTTGAAACTTTCGTATTTTTTAATACCAGCTCTTATATCATCCCGATGTAACACACCTCCTCGGTCATAAATTACAGCTACTGAGGAACCCTTTGATTTGGCATGTTCCAATGCTTTTTTTACAGACCGTTCAGCTGTAGTCTTGAGAGAGTCTTTTGTGCTTTGTTCATAGGAAAGCTTCTCAACGGATAGTTTCCCTTCGCTGAATTTGAAATTACCATTGGCATCGATTGCTGTTGCTCTTGACGGATCACCTTCTTTTTCCATGATGACATTTATTCCGTGGTTAGCCATAGCCTGAGCCGCCTCGATTTCTTCAATATGGTACTCATGTCCCTTTTCAAAAAGTACATAAGCCCCACTGTCGGCCAAGAATGATTTATCAATATCATACTTGCCCGTCGCCATCGCTGCCCTGAAATCAGCCGCATTTTGAGCAAAGCCCCCTGCCTGTATAGTAGAGATTGCACGTAGTCCACCTGTACTCTTATTGTCGCTCATAGCAAGCCCTCCTCTCTCTTGGCAATCATGAATTGTTCAGAGTAGATGAGCCCATACCTCATGCAGAACTCCTTGGCCTGTTGTCCGCCTCCATATACGAGCATATTGGGGCGGTCGAGGCCCGATACCTTACGCGCAATATCAAAATCAGCGGCCAGTCCGGGAAGATTGTCGGCGTAACACCTCGTGGCAAAGGCATTGTATCCATCAGGAACGCCGAGAAGATTTAGCTCCCGATACTTATCAGATACTTTTAGGTCAACCCAAACGCCGATACCACATTCCTGAAGCCAACGGGCTATCCAACGCTTTTTATACAAGAGTTGAAGCCCAAAGGCGATAGGCATATTGAGGTGTAGAGTAAAATTTGGCTCTACCACCTCTTTGCAACCGCAAGCAAGCAGCTTCTCCGGGTGAAGCCAGATATTATGGAAGCGATAATCATCGACATAGAAGTGATATGTCGCAACGGTTTTCTTACGACGAGAGTTTGCACCCCAGGGCGCAAAGGGTAACAATAACCCATTTTCGGGTTGTCTGTCTATTCGTAATGTCGGTATCTCATATTCGTTATCGCTTGGGTACAGTCGGTCATGTGGAATGATGATGTCAGTTAATTTCATGAATGATGTGATGATGCTTGAACTGACTGCAAAAGTATTTGCAATTTTTCCTCATTATCCAAAACCATAAATTTTCAAAAATTTCAAATTTTGGATTTACAATGCTTTATTTACGAAAAATCAGCACCTTAAAGCGTTATACACATCATTTTTATCCAAAAACGAAATTCATTTTGGCCCTGTTCCGGATTGTTCATCAGTCATCTTTCGCAACTATCGACAGCTTAGACCCATCGGGATATGTCATCGCCTTTTTGAAAAGTTTATGACACCTCGCCGGTATATTGCGATACCTCAGATGCCATTCATTCCACAAGATGCAGTGGCCGCGCTTGACGCCGGGGTTGAGGTGGGTTGCCCCCGTGTTCATGCAGGGGCAACTTCCACAACTCCGTGGCTCATCATAGAACCGGTAGCCATTTATCTCAACCATCTTCGGCGGTTTTGTGAGTCTCGACTGACACGATGATTTCAATAGTCTTATTGTCGGACTCTATAACGACTTTGTGCTTTATGCTCTCTACATCTTTTAGCAGGAAACCCGTGAGGTTCCCTATTAGGCTGGCAGCTCTCTCGTTTGGATTATACGAGAATGGCACGAATGTATCATGCGATATGAACTGTTCTATTTCCTTTTTCTTGAACATTGTTGATTATTTGGGTTGGTGATTCTTGGAGTGCCCGACACAAGGCCGGGCACCATGCTTTCGGAATACTCGTGTGGACGGCGTTGCCGATAAACTTCTTCTGATCGCTCTGATTGCCCATCAGCACATAGTCATCGGGAAAGCCTTGAATACGCTTTAACTCCACGACCTTGAGCATCCTCAGTTTGATGTCGAATACATTATAGCAAGCCATGAACTCCTTTATCTTTACCGTCATGGGAGAGTCATTCTCATAGACCTCTATGCCGATACCTCCACCCTCGACGCAGACGAGATAAGGAGGCCGCTTGTCCATTCGGGCAATGAGAGTGAAACACGGCTCATCTATGGAGCTGCCAGACGAGAAGAACTGTGGGTTCATCAAGAAGAACTGACGGTGATCCTTGGTGGAAAACATACGCGGCTCACACTGGATTCCTTCAATAGAAGTCAACTGCTCAACCGTGACAAGATGATGTTTCGGGTTGGCTGTGATACATCCGGCAGGCTCATCAATAGAGGTCGGGCGCCCTTGGCCGTACTGCATATCCAAGAACTGAGGATTAACCAGTGCGAACTTGTCTTTGGTAGGAATGGTGGGCGCCGGGCTGTCAATGTCCCGACAGCCACCGTTACCGTAGAACGATGTCAGGAAGTGTGCGCTGACGAGCGCGTGATGGTCAACGCACGTTATCGTTCCGGCCGGCTCATCCAACGACACGTTCTTATCGTAGGTCGAGCCGCTGAACTGCTTTGACAGGAACTCAACGTGCGCAAGTCCGAGGCGGTTCTGAGTGGCCACTGTCGGGCACGGCTCATCAATGGAGGGCGGCACATACTTTCCTCGCTGACTCATGCTGTTGAACTTTACCAGGAAGGCATCTTTGCCACCGGCCACAAATTTGATGAGTCCGGCATAGATACGCATCAGCGTCTTCTCGGCCAATGGCTTCTTCCTCGTGAATATGGATTGTCCCCACTCTTCGAGGTTGAGGACATATCGCACGGCTCGCCACCGTTCCAGATTGCCTGTGGGCCGTCGGCTGTGGGTCGGCTTGGGGAACACAATCGGCAGACCTCTCTTGGCGAACATACCGAAATAACGCTTTCGTGTGGTCCGCGCGCCGTAGTCAGCCGAGTTCAAGATGCGATAGTCGTAGTTGTAGCCATACCCTTTGACGTTCTTGATCCATCGGACATAATCACGCCCTTTATCCATTGAAAGAGGACGGCCATTCTTATCGAGCGGCCCCCACGACATGAACTCTTCAACGTTCTCTATCTGGATAAAGTCGGGGTCGATGGCTTCGATGTAACGGTATAGGTGTTCCGCGAGAGTCCTGCTGTCGGCATCACGCGGCTGGCCTCCTTTGGCTCTGCTGAAATTGGTACACTCCAGCGAGGCCCATAAAACAATCAAGGCTTGCGGATTTTCATGTCTGCAAGCCTTGATGCGTTGGATAAGCGGTGTCAGGTTCAACGTCCTGATGTCTTCCGTAAAGTGGAGCGCGCCCGGATGATTGGCCGCGTGCGAGGCTATGGCCTTTGGGTCGTGGTTGACACAAGCGATAACCTTTGCGCACTGATCTCCATTCAGCCGGGCCTCGTTGACTCCAGTTGAGGTTCCTCCGGCGCCGCAGAACAGGTCAATGTATAGAAGTTGTATCATCGTCTTTCGATTGCTTTGTTTTGAAGCCGATTTTTACTCTTGGTGGCTTACTGGCTACTCCGTCCTGATACCCCTTGCGGTATCCTATATCCTCGACTTTGTCGATGAGAAGATATGCCAGGAATATCAGGACAAGATTGACAAGCGATTCGGTCATAGTTTGGTCATATTTATCGGCGCCCTCTTTTTTGAGCTGTATTTGTCGAGGATGCACGGCATGACGACAATATCTATGCCGTCACCGATATTGAACTTGAGGGGTCTATTGCAACCCGCTGAGACTTTGACTTCTTCGACTTTGAGTTCCATCATAGCGCGGTAGAGGAGCAACATGAAATATGCACGGACGAGGTTACTGCCGATTTCGCAGTATTTGTCAGCACCATTCGGAACACGGCCCGTGCCGTTGCAACACAGACACTCGGCATACTTCGTGTGTTCATCGCCGTCTCGGTCGGTGTACTTCCATTCTACCTCGCAATCATTATCACATTCGATGCAGTCGATTGTGGTTGTGTCATAGTCCATGCCAAGGATAGTAAATGCCTTCCTCAACTCATTGGCACAAATTTTGGAAGTGGGTGGTTGTGCCGGGATTATCCGGCTGACATCGGGAGCCTTTGCTGGCGTGGAATAGTCATCGGTGATATATTTTTTGGCAACGCGGATGAGTACGTGCGCATCAGACGCGCACACATATCCGCCTTGCTCAAACGGTTTCATCATTACCGGTCGCATAGTCTCTTCGTCTGCGACAAACAGGTAGAGCAGGTTGCGCCACCCGTCGGGAGTTAATTGTCTCATTTGTTGAAATAATCTTTGAATGGTTCAAGAACCTTAGAGATACCGGCAGAAAGCGCGGCCTCAAAAGTTCTGTATGTTTTAGTGTCAATCACGTCTGTGCGCTGCGCCCATCTCCAAAAGTAGCCGATGCGGTCGCCTGTCTTACTGTTGAACTTAGGACTGACAACGAGGTCTGCTCCAATCTCTTCTCGTAGGAATTTTGCCGACTCGTAGATTGTTGGAGCGGATAGGTTCAACCCCAGGTTCTTCAATATCCGAGCCATCTCAGCTGTTACTTTCTCCTTCATTGCTATTCTCGGTTTTAGGTTCATGCAACGGACAGGTGCAGGTCTTTTCATCGTACATCGGCATAGTCCATGTTAATGTCTCATGTACTTCCTGGCAGAATGGAATGTGCCGCTTACAGTTCTGGCAGAGTGCCGGCCCTCCGAAATAGTTAGGGCCGACACAATAGGCGTAGTCTTTGTTCATGGTTCAGGCTGTCCTTTTAATGCTTTGATAAGAGCATTTGCCTCTCGGACGCAATCATTGGCCGTCATATCCAATTCTCGTGCGCAGAAGGCTCTCATGTCGCCGTCTTCACTTGAAAGACAACGAACAAATATATCCTTGGCAATCTCGTATCGACGCTGTTCCCAATCAATCTGAGTGGCGTCTTTGGTTTTGCGATTGATAGCTATAATCGCATCCATTGTCTGTTTTTCGATTACAGTCATCATCGTTAGTACCAATTTAATACAACGAAATCGTTGCGCTGGTCGCTGTGAGCCATCCACTTGGCAAAGATGCCGATGATGTCATCAAGAGTCTCGCTTATCTGATTCTCTTTGCGCCATAGCTCAAAGTCTCGGCGATTGTAGCAGATTTTTGCTATCAGATTGGCAAGGTCTGCCCGCGTGATTTCAAGTTGCTCAGCACACTCTACATCCTCGCCCTGCCAATTAAGGTCGGGGCACTCCTTATAAAGCAGTCGGTTAATCTCGTCTTGTTTACCACTGAAGTTGTCGTAGATGCGGTGTTTTACCTGATACACCTCGGCAACATGAGCTTTAATTCCCATTTAGATTTGGTTTTATTGGTTTGACTTGTTTATTTCGTTTACGAAGCGGAGAGTCCAACGGTTGATGTAGGCTTGCCAACATCCCATCGAGGGTGCCCATCGGAAACCGTTCCGCTTTAGGTTCTCTCGCATTTCTTCATCGGGCTTGCCGGGGAAATAGATGCGGACGCGGTTCTCGGAATAACACTCCTCGATGGTCACATCATCAATGGTATATTCCCGGTCTTCCTTATTCGCCAATGCCTCTGCCTTTGCGAGTTGCTTTTTGGCAGCGTTTATTTTGGCATTGTTGTTGGTAAGAGCGTAGGCAGGGAATTGTGTGCCATTGGCAACATATCGCTGAGCGTATGGAGCGGAAAAGCCGATATGAACAAGAGCCTCAACTTTCTCGACGTCGGTCATATTCTTGGCGCGTATGATTTTATTTGTCGCCTTCATTTGCTCCTGAACCGCTGTCAACTCGGCAATCTTCTTTTTTAGCCGCTCTATCGCGTCATCATCGCCGATATAGATGTTATCATTATTCTCAACTGCCTCGGCTTTCCTTGCGTAGTAGGCAGCTTTCTCAGACTCATGCACGCTTCTCATCATGGCTCCATTGGAACGCTCCAGGGCGCGGCGGTGGGCTTTCTCGGAGTGGTGGCCGACGAGGATAGGTTGGCCGAGGGGAATGTTTGCCACGGCATCATTGCTCGCATTGAAAGCAGCTGTGGCTCTCTTGGCGGCGTTCTCGGCATATTCACGGTAACGCTCTGCCCGTGCCTCTTGTCTTTCTTTTCTGTTCATCGGTCTTGGAATTTGAGAATTACCAACACATTCTCGTACACTTCGGCCTTGTTGATGGCGCAGAGAGTGCGCCGGCCTTTCCCTTTTTCCACGGAGTATCTCACATCCATATCCTGTGGGAGTTTCTGTAACTCCTTGATAAGTTCTTTTACGTTCATAGTCTCGTTGGTTTTATTGGTTTGACTTATGCTATATCTTCAAGGACTTTGTCAAGAGAACTCCAAAGCTCTTTCACATCATCCTCGCTAAATTCGGTTTCCTCATCGGTGTCTTCATCGTAGTGTGAGGCGGTGATTTCCGTTACCTCTCCCCATGCTTTCCGAAGATCGCAGCTCGGTGGAGTCCAATAATCGCCGGGGTCATTATCCCACTCTCCACAGCACTCATAGGTAACTTCAATGAGCCAGCCATCTTCCTCATAGCAGAAGTAGTTGGTG